GAACTTTTGGTGCGTCACCGCTGACTCACGATACCGAGCAAAGCCGTAATCGTCAAAGATGACTATGCCACCGGGTGATAGCCTCTCGTACACCAACGGGAACACAAACCCTTCGGCCTCCGCGTCGTTAAGGTCAATCTGACAAAAAGCAATCTGATCGGGAAGCGTGTCGGCGTGGTGACGAATATCACCACCAAAAATGCTTGCCTCCCATTCGCCCAACCTTTCCACCACTTGCTGTTGCAAATTGGGGCCATGCTCTGATTTCTTGCTCTCAACCGGAGGGCCGTCAAAGTAGTCGTAAGCATATACGGGCCTGCTTTTACGCTGATACCGCAACACGACTTCCAATGCACGCCCGTCGTAGGTGCCGATGTCTACGATGGCACCGTCAACGTGTAATGCCTGCTCACACGCCCAGCACAATGTGTACAGCCGCCAGAGGCGTGCGCGTAGCACAAAGTTAAGGCTCCCACACGCTTCGTTGAACCTCGGGTCATGCGTAAAAAATAGGTTCCGAAACCACACAAAGAGGTCATCGTGGAAGGTGCAGTGTCCTCCGACGTTTGCGCCGAGTAACCCCATAAGGGTCTGCAAGGTTTCGTGTATTTCCTTTCTTTTTTCGGGACTGAACTTTTGGTAATCCTTGTGAAACAGGGCTGCTGACGGGTTCATACCTTGCCTCGTTGATGCACCGGATGAGCCATATCCTCCACCACATCCGCGTGTTGTGATTTAACTTTTTCACGCAACCGCTTTAGCCCTTTCTCACCAAACAGATACCGCACCATCGTCACCAACTGCGGCTCACCTAGCACCTGCCCCGCATCCACCTCACGGAGCAACTCTGCCACCCTAAACTTTATGCTCTCAGTGCGTTCGGTATCGGTTGTGCGGGCTAACAATGCGTCAAGGTACTTTAGACGCTGGATAGGGCTAACCTTAAAACTTTCTTCCCAATGATCTAGTATTTTTTTTTCTTGGTGCTGTAGGTTGAGGTCTTTAGGACTGACTTCACTCTTTGGATACAAGGTTTCATCACCCATGTTTCACCTCTAAAACCTTGATGACTGATGGTGAATCCGCACGGTTGAGACGGAGTACGCCTAACGTGGATCGTGCGGAATTGATGACTGACGGAGCCATCCGCTGTCGGCTACTTTTGCTCAAGGTTCGTCCCCTTGAGTGCCATTTGCGCTTCCCGACTGACGCCGCGCACCTACAGGCTGGCTGCCCCGGTGTAGGTTTAAGGTCATCTTGCGCGTAGTTTCCCCGTCCAAGATGCCCGAGAGGTTGGGCGTGGTGGGGTGCTTGACAGGACTAGAACAGTCCTTCACAGTATCCATCACGCTCAAGTCGCAAACAAAGCGTAATGGCAGCCCCCCTGCCGCGTCAAGGCCCACCATAAAGGCTTGGTGGGCTTTGTCGTTTCTGGGGCCATATAAAGCCATTACAGCGGCTTCCAGCCCTTTACCGTAGCCATAACGTGCCAGTACCGCACAGGCGGTATACGGCCCTGTTTGACCCATTTCTGGACGGCTGCGCGGCTAATGCCTAAAGCCTTGGCGGTCGCCACTTGCGACCCGTAATGCTTGACTAATTCGGTAGGTGTCATGGGGCAAGAATAATTTATGCCACCCTAGTTGACAAGGCTGTAAACCGTGGTAGCATAGACCCCGTTGATAAACACAACGCATCCACAGATAGGAGATACGACGATGTTTAGCGATTCATACTTTGAAGATATGGCGAAATTGCCCGCAAGCGACATTGCTGGCGTCACAATGTTTGAGGCAATGATTCAAGCCCTTCGCACCGCCGAACAATCAAATGATTTGTCGGGCCGGAAACAGTTAACGGTACTACGTCAAATTGCAAAGCAAGCGCAAAAACTTGCTGATCGTTATCAGTTAGATCACGCGATTGATTTGGATTCATACATCAATCGCTAACAAACACAACGGAGCAACAGATATGCACACCTGCACGACCGAACTCTACTTACTTGGCACACTTTGGGAAGTAGAGATTGAATTTAGTTACGACCCTGCCGACCCTGACGTTGGCCTTGCTGAGAACGTCTACGTTGAGAACGTATGGCTGCTTGGTTACGCACCCGAGGGCGACAACAAGTTCATTGCCTGCCACATCAAAGCCGACCTCAAGTGTATGTCACCGGCTGACTATGAAATCTGCGAGTACGCGGTGCATAAATACATTCGCAAAGCACGGCAGGAGGTCTAAGCCATGCGCAACCGTGATCGGTTCATCATTCTGCTTATTGCCCTAACGGTCGTGTATTTCATGGCTGCCTTTGCCGACCGCTGTGACGGCGGCTGCACGGTTGCCGAGGAGGTGCGGAATGGAAAGTAATCCTTGGGACGACGACAGCAGTTGGTGGCACCAACAGGACTTAGAACTTCAAGAGCGTGAGGAAGAAGAACGCATAAACGCTTGCAACAACGCAGTAGCACAAATGAAGGAGTACGACGATGCAGAGTGAAACCATTGGCGCATTAGCCGCCGCATTGAGCAAGGCGCAAGCCGACATCACGGGTGCGTTAAAGGACAGCAGCAATCCGTTTTTCAAATCCAAGTACGCCGACCTTGCCTCATGTTGGGACGCGTGCCGCAAACAATTAGCGGCAAACGGGTTGTCAGTAATTCAAACAACCCGCATGGCCGAACAAGGTTTGATGCTTGTGACAACGCTGGCGCACAGTAGCGGCGAGTGGATCGCGGGCGAGATGCCAGTTTTGACCAAAGATGCCAGCCCGCAGGGGCAGGGTTCTGGCATTACTTACGCTCGTCGTTATGCGTTGGCCGCTATCGTGGGGCTGGCACAAATTGACGATGACGCAGAGGCTGCACAAGGTCGCACGGCAAAAGCGCCACAGTTGGATGAGGATTTGGTGGCCTTAATTGCAAGCACAAAATCAATTGACAGCCTAAATAGTTTGTTTAAGCGCCTCACCAAAGAGCAACGCATGACGCACATTGATGCGTTTACCGCCCGCAAAAAGGAACTGACTGGCCCGGAGGCGGCATGAACAAGCATAAAGATGAACGATGTTGCGGTAATTGCATTTATTACGTTGAAGAACATAACGATAAAGGTTTTTGTGGGTTTTTATGGCCACCGTATTTTGGAACAAAAGAGCAACCTGTAAGTGCTTACGATTCGTGCGATTTATTTACCGAATTGGCTAATGTTGAAAAACCAGTAAACGAAATAGACATTGTTTGGACGAGGAAAAAGTAATGGAGCAGCGCACTGAAGAATGGTTTGCTGCACGCCTCGGCAAAGTAACCGCTAGCCGTGTGGCTGACGTTGTAGCCAAGACCAAGAGCGGGTATTCGGCAAGCCGTGAAAATTACATGGCGCAGTTGATCTGCGAACGCTTGACGGGAAAGCCGACCGAAATGTTTAGCAATGCCGCGATGGAATGGGGTACGCAGACCGAACCACAAGCACGGGCCGCGTATAGCGCCAAGACAGGCGAGTTGGTTGAGGAGGTGGGGTTTATTCCGCACCACGACATCCCCGGCTCTGGCGCGTCCCCAGACGGTTTTGTGGGCAAGGGGTTGATAGAGATTAAATGCCCGAATACGGCGACCCATTTGGAATACGTGTTGTCGGGTAAACCTCCAGAGAAGTACGTCACCCAAATGCAGTGGCAGATGGCGGTGACGGGTGCGCCGTGGTGTGACTTTGTGTCATACGACCCGCGCTTGCCGGAGCATTTGCAATTGCTAATTGTGCGTATAGCGCGTGACGCCACGCGCATCGCGGAGTTAGAGGCCGAGGTGCAGTGGTTTCTCGGTGAGTTGGAAAATAAAGTTGAGCAACTACAAAAGGTGAAACTGTGAATTACGATCCAAACATGAAGGGTGTGCTGTTTAAGAATGACAAGGGCGACAACCCGAACCGTCCCGACTACCGTGGGTCATGCGTGATTAACAACGTGGACTACAACATTTCGGCATGGATCAAGGCCAGCAAGAAAACAGGCGATAAGTTTATGAGCCTGAAGATAGAGGCTAAGGGTGAGGGCAAGTTGTCGCGTGGCGGTGAGCCGCAGCGTCAACCGACCAAGCAGCCGCAGTTGAACGAGGACAATTGGGATGACCTTGACGCCCCATTCTGACTTTGAGGCAAGGTTTCGGGCGAGTCGCCCGGCAGAAATTGTCGTGGCGACTTACCTGCTAAACCTTGGGCATACGGTAACGCTCCCGCAGCGTCGGTTGCGTGCCAACTTTGCTGACCGCAAAGAATATGCAGATAAGGGCGATATTTATGCAAGTGACAAGCGCATAGAGGTCAAGCATTTAAAGCGTGATTTTGAGTTTGGCGAGTGGCCGTTTGAGACGGCAACCATTTGCGCTAAGGCATCGTTTGATAATGCCCACCCTCGGCCCGATTGGTACTTTCTGGTCAATCACAGCATGACGGTTGCGGCGTTGGTGGACGTTAATACGACGTTTCCTGATTGGATCGTGCGCAAACAGTTAGACCCGGCTCGGGGTTACGATTACGACGTTTACGCCGTGACGCCCGAGTATTTGGCATGGCGTTACATAGACTTTGAGGAAAAACTGTGAAGGTATTTATCGGTTGGGACAGCCGCGAGGACATTGCGTATCAGGTATGCCGCAAGAGCCTGCTCAAGCACGCCTCTATCCCGCTAGACATCCAGCCTATCAAACAGTCAGAACTTCGGGAGCGTAACCTTTACTGGCGGGAGACTGATCCGTTGTCGTCTACGGAGTTTTCGTTTACCCGCTTCTTGACCCCATACCTCGCCGGGTACGACGGCTGGGCCGTGTTTATGGACTGCGATTTTCTTTTGCGGGGGGATATTGCGGGACTGATGGACTACGCCGACGGGGCAAGAGCGTGCTTTGTGGTACAGCACGATTACAGGCCGTCTGAAACGGTCAAGATGGACAACAAGGCGCAACATCAGTATCCACGAAAAAACTGGTCATCGTTCATGTTTATGAACTGTTCGCACCCCGAGGTCAAGGCGTTGACACCCGACGTTGTGAACAGAGAAAGTGGAATGTTTCTGCACCGTTTCCAATGGCTAAAGGACGAGTCTATTGGCTCCCTACCGATAGCGTGGAACTACCTTGAAGGCTGGTATACCAAAGACCATTGCCCCAATCCCATCGCCGTACATTTCACACGCGGTGGCCCGTGGTTTAACGATTGGGTAGACGTTGAGTACGGCAAGGAATGGTTAGAGGCCAGCCGGTGAAACGGATATTTCCCAAAGGCACGACGCCCGAGCAGTTAGCGACAGCAGCCGCACGCATGGTGCAGGGACTCTCGCCCAACAAAACGTGGGCAATAGAGGTCACTGAGTGGAAAAAGCCACGCACGCAGCAGCAAAACGCATTTCTGTGGGGTGTTGTATATCCCGCCATTCTTGAAGGTGGTGGTGAAATGTTGGGCGGTTGGACACGCGACGATCTCCACGAGTATATGCTCGGTCAATGTTTCGGTGAGGAAGAAATTACGGGGTTTGGGCGTACTTACACGCGACCCCTAAAACGGTCGCATAAACTCAACAAGCAAGAGTTCAGCGATTATTTGTTGTTTATAGAGACGCGCTGCATGGAAATGGGCATAGATATACCCGCTCCGGTGATGAATGAGTCTGCGTAAAGAAGCCAAAGGACGCGGCTGCATGGTGCGCTTGCCCGGTATCTGCAACTTCAACAGCGAGACCGTGGTGCTGGTTATTC